GAGTTAACTGCAGAGTTGCTGGAATTGGTTCCAAACGTGTTTGCAGTAGCGCTTATCGCCAGGCCAACATTGGGTGAGCTTATTGCAAGACCGCCCGCATCATTCGATGTTGCCTTGTCATTAAGCTTAGACATATCAATGTCTAGGATGTTTGTACCATCCCAACCGCCATACATGACGTTAGTGAACTTGGCGTAATCTGTGAACCGGTTGAAGTAGTAAGATGACGTCAAGGAGCAAAGAGACGCTAATGTTATACGATCGGCAAGTGCCGTACCGCCTGCGCCTGTGTCAACTGTGTAATTTGTCGGGTCAGGTGTTGCGCCTCTTGCGTAGAATGCGTTGACCATTATCTGGTTCATTGAACCTGATAGGTCCTCGACAGCTGCTCCGAGCGTCCTGTTGCTAAGGCTGTTATAAAGCGCGACCTTTGCAAGAGTGAACTTGTTGTTAGCAAAATTATCAGCTCCCGAGCCTGTCACGAGTGTATCGAGCTTCTCGATGCCCGTGAACTTGATGATATTGTCAATCAGCTCGTTTCTCTTGCTGCTGGCATTGGGATCAAGTGCCGACTCAACGCGTTCAAACTTAAAGCCCCAGAAGAGTCTACCATCAACTATCTCTGCAGTTCCATCATCTCCATCGAATGTAGGCGTAGAAGTCGTCTGTCCTGTTGTGACCTTGAACCTGTAAGGAACGGGTGGCATGACAGACGCTGTCAAGAATGTCGCTCCTGCTCCACCAAGCAAGAATAGGCGACGAGGTCCGACGCCTCCTGTAACGGTCTGGTCTGTTAGCGAGTCGTTTGTCTTAAGGACGGGTAGACCTCTAAAGCCGAATGGCAAAGACGACTTGGGAACAAAGCCGTTCTCAACCTGCTCATCAATGATAACTCTGATGAACCTTGACTTAGTTGGGTACTTACCTGACTTTGTAAATCTTCTTGCTGACTGTGACGTGGTGTCAAAGTTGTAAGAAGTCTTCACATCACCGATCATCTTGCCGATGTATTGAGCACTGCTTGGATCAAGATTGCAGCCTGCAAACTGCTCAAAGATGTACTGGTTGTCATCAGTGTCGTAGTAGTCACGCACCAGAACATTGAATGTTCCGTATGGGTAGGCAGGATCTATCGACTTCCGCAGGTTGGTTATAGAGATCTTAAATCTTGTGCTTGTGTCGATACCGTGACCAATCGTCTCGAAGTGGAAGAGATTGTACTCCTTGTCACCGAAAGGCTGACTAATGAACGGCGTCGTCCTTGCAGAAGAGAATCTCGCATCAAACTTCCCGAACGCTCTGGCAAAAGGCAGATTTAAATCGCCTGATGCGAGTGACGTGAGCTCTGAGCCGCTTGCTATGGCAACAGCATTGGTTGTGGATAGTGTGGCAATTGTTCTATCAACGGGAAAGTGCTGGTAGAGCAAGTGCTGCTGCGTCTCAAAGAGCTGGGGCGATGTGTTCAAAATCTTTGCGATGTAGTTATCATCATCTGGATCAAGTGATGCCGTGTAGATCTTGACGCCCGTGCTTCCATCACCTGTTCCAAAACTTGGTGCCGAGGATGATATGACCAGCTTGAAGAGGCCAGATGAGTTCGCTGTCGCAACATCGTCTGATGCGTTAGCAGCCGAGTATGACTGTGTGTAGTCAAGGATCTGTGCCCGGGTGCCCGTTGCAAAGAGGAGCACGCCACGAAGCAGGTTGACGTTGCTGCCGCCCGTATATGTGTTCTCAGATTCTCCGAAAATTGGGAATCCAGCATCGATGTCACCTGTCTGGAGAGCGTGCTTGCCGACGATGTATTGCACAAATCCCTGACCACGCTGGTCATTAGAACCCACGTTCGTGCCCGAAATAACAAAGCCCGCACCCTTCACAGTGCCCATTGACAGCGTGTTAGAGACATCAGCGGCAGATGCATTTCCGCCCGCACCAAGCATCCTAACGAATGTTAGCGCCTGCCCGTTCTTAAAATACTCCTGCGCGGCGTAGTAAGATGCGTTACGATTGCTCGGATCATCTCCGAAGATTGTTGTGAACTCGCTTAGCGATCCGATCGTGGTGGGCGTAAAGGCGGGACCTATCGGAGAAGTTCCAATAAGACCAGCAGGCGTTCCGTTTGGACCAGCTGCCACCTGACCGCTAAGGTCGATCTCGGTCTCAAAAAATCCGGGCGACCGATACGTTACTTCTGCCATTTTATCTCCAGGCGTTCTACCAAATACATATCCCGCCAAAGCTTGAAATGACTAGATCTTGGTGTCCTCGATGTCTTTAACTATCCTACCCGGATCAATCTCTTCACCCCGACGTGGGTCTCTTGTGACCAGAGTTTGATATTCTCTACCACTCTCGGTGTCAACTGCAGCTCTGAGCGGAGACTCATCACGAGGTCTCACAAGGATGCCTTGATCATTAAGTATGTTGATGTCTGTCAGAATGAAGGCGTTGATCTTGCTATCGACATCAACAGATTCAGGAGGCATTGCAACTTGCTGCCTGATCTCCTTGATCTCAAACTCGATCGTAGGCGCAGATTGGAATTTCCTGAATGGGGTGGGCAAACCAGGATGTCTGGGTGCGAGAATGTAGGCAGGCACCCTGATGTCAAATGAGTAGCGGATAATTCTCTCATCGTCCGTGAAATTGTCAAAGTTATCACCAGACGTGAACGATCCCTGCAGGAAGGCAGTGAACGTGAAGCCTTTATTGGACACTAGGTGAAACTCACGGCCTTGACCGTCTGTCTTCATCAGCAGCGTCTCGAGGATCTGGTTCATCTGTGACATGTATTGCGTCCAGAACGTAACGTTGTAATTGAGCTGGACAAACACCGGGTAGGGTATCGTTATAACCTCGAAGATGTTGTTGCCTAGATCACTATTGTTGCCAAATGCCAACTTTCCGCCGCCAAACGCTATGCCTGTGCCGTTGCGTCGCGATGCTACTGTTCCAGGAAATGCATTGTTGCCGGGTGATATGTCATTTTTAATAAAGTGAGCGCGCGATGTAACATTATCCTGGTTCTTGATCGACAGCTTATTGACGACATTCTGGTAGGCTCTGTCAGAAGGATCTAGCCGCTTCTTGATGACATAATCAGCATTTTGCCTAAAAGATATGGCAGTTCCGCCTGCTTCTGCCTCTGTCTTGTAGCCTATCGAATTGCGCTTAATTGCTATAAGGGGTAGAATCAAGGCGTTGTTCCGATCTCTAATCGGCTTCTGCCTGCGCGTCAACGCGAATCTTTCACCTGCAGCGAACACGACCGGGACCTTGGTCGTCTGCTCGTTGACCTTCACCTCAAAGGCCAACTTCTTATCAAACAGCTCAAAAAGCGCACGATCGACATCCTCCACACCGCACGACGGAAACTCAAAGTTATCCGGTACGTTGAATCCCTCGTAGCCCTTTTTAAGCTGCTCTTTTGGTCTCATTTTTAGGTCTCATCGTAGAAGGAAGAGCCAACACCGTCAGGATCACCGAGCGACGACACCTCGGCCGGACCGCTGATGGGAGCATCGAGGACGCCGTTCTGCTGAAGAGCTCTGATGTCGCCTGTAGCGCCCTGCTTGTTCTCTGCAAATCCGCGCTGCTGGACATAGGTGTTCTGCACTGCGTCGGCGTCTGTGTATGCCTCTGATGTAGGACCAAACACCTTTGTCATGAACTGGCCCTTTCTTGACTGCTTGCCAGTGATCGTGATGTAGCTCTTGTGCTCTATCTGGCCGAAGATCGTGTCTGTACGCGGAGCCTTGATGATCTCAAAGAAGGTCTCACCGTAAGTGAAGAAGTCACCCTCTAGCAGGTCGATCTGCTTATCAAGCAGGTCGCGGACCTGGATGTAGCACTCGATCGTGTAGTACTCTTCAGAACCGAACTTGTTAGTCCTGATCTCTTGCGGTGAGTATTTGACCAGACACTCTAGCTCAATTGGCTTCTCAAAGATCTTGTCGGGTGACTCCTCGTAGACATCGTGCACCTTTGTCTTGATCTCGTTGATCGAGAAATAGTAGATCTTCTGGCCAATGACATCCTTGACAAGCTCTTTAGCAATGTCATTTATGAAGTTAATCTCTCTAGGTGTGACAAATAATCTGCTCATGATTCATCCCATGAAGATAGCTCTGCCGTTAGGCACAGGTATCTTTGATAGTTGCTTTGTAAGGTTCTCAGCACGTGTCGCTGATGTCTCGATCAGCTTGTCATATGTCATCGTGTCCAGCATCTCACGGAGCTTGGTCACGAGCTCCTTCTTATCCTCGCGGCCCTTAGAAGTCAGATCACTGCCGTTTAGCGTTACGTTGCCGCCTGGGACGGGCAATGTGCCAAACTTGCTGCGAATCAGGCCTAACTGCTCCATGCAGAGCGCAAGCGTGTACTGCCTGATCCATTGCTGGCCGATGCTGTTGACCCTAGAGAATGTGATATTACCGAAAGGTATGTTGGACAGGTTAGAGACACCACCGATCGTCCCGTCCTCGTAGGAGGGATTCAGCGGATTGGAGAAGTACCTGATCCGCATCCATAGCTTGTTGGGAATCTGGTTGACAGGTGCCGGGAAGATCCTGATCTTCCTGCCGATGACCTGATAGGAGTAGTTTGAACGCCTCACACGGTTTGACAGGTCGAGCATGCCGGCTCGAAGGACGTCCTCAAAGACGGGGAGGACGTAGAAGATCGTCTCAGGCGTGAATGACTCGAACGAGAACGCGTTGTTGAGATAGTTGATCGCGGAAGTCGTGTCGAAGAAACGATAGGCGGCCTGGGGTGAGAAGTGGAACACCTCCATGATCCTCATCTTGGTCCGTGGGGAGTTGGATGATGATAGGAACATGGGCTGGCCTGTCACGTCAAGCAGGTCATCGTAGATGTCGTAGTCTTGCTTGCCGCCGACCAGTGTGATCGATCCAGAGTAGTGGTTATAAGAGCCTCCGATTCCCGCCTCGGTCGCGTAAGGCTCGGCGAATCGGGACAGGTATTCGAGGCTGTCGCGAGGCAGCTTGTTGGTCGCCTCTGTGCCTGAGCCTGTCGTGAAGCCAAGGTATGTCAACATCTGCGATTTGGCCTGGTACTGGTTGAGGATCGCGCCGTACTCAAGCGCTGCTTCCTCAAAGTTGCCCCAGATCATCTTCTTCGTAAGCTCAACTGATAGGACATCGTCGCCCATCTTGCGCTTCACGAATGTGATCATCTTATCAGCTTCGCCCTGAAAGACGACATCAGCGTCAAATACGCCAAATGGTGTTGGATTTAATGTTGTGCTAAATGTGGACACATTCACCTCGCCGTGCTTTCCTAATTAAGTAGGCAGCAAATACAGATCAAGCGCCCCTTTTGAGGACGCTTGAGAGCTGTTTAGGACTTTTTACTTGAGTTTAAAATAGCTATTAGGCGCTAATAACGGTCGCCCAACCTCTTGTTGAGCCCGTAAACAAGAAGATAGTGGTCTTTGATGCAATAACGACAGACGAG